CTCATTTAAAGACCACCTTTCCATCGCCCTTTTGCTCAGCGTCATCAATCGCATAAACCTCAGCGTACCGATTACTAAACGGTTGAATGATCGCCTCTTCATAGGCAGCAGTCGCTGTATTCTGACCGCTTGCTATGGTTCCGGTCACGTATTCTGTGAGCGGAATGTAAATGCCTTTGCTTGCCTGTGTAGTATACCACAACGCGGGGTTGGTTATATTATACACATATCCCACAGGTAATGTAAAAGATTTTTCTTCTATTGTGGCCCCGTCATATGTATATGTAACAGTCAAATTTCCTGCCTCGACAGATTCAGCCTGCTCCAGCGTTACATCAGCATTTTGTCCGACACCGAACCCAAACTTCATGGATGTGGCATAGCCAGAGATGATTTCGGTGGCGGAATAGGTGTTGACGGAGAGCTTATCCCCGGTCAAATACTCGCCCTCATTTAAAATCTTGCCCGACCATTTAATCCTATTAAAATAATAAGTTGCGATCCTTGTGGCCACGTTGCTCGCATTATCAGCATTAATCAAGGTACACTCCTTGACCTTAACAACGTTTGTGGGATCGCTGGCCACGGCGTCAGGATTCGCAATCGTAATGACCTGTGTGCTTACGATGTAATAATCATTACCTATCTGCACATACTCATCGACCGCGCTAGGGGTGCCTTGCGTGTAAGTGTAGGCTGTAACCTCAATGGCCGTAACCACATCCTCATACTCTATCTTAGGCCTACGATAAATTTTTTCAGGCGGAACGTAATCGGAATCGGTATCCAGACCGATGATCTCAATAGGATTGCTTGAAAAAAATGACCGCACGACAGCACCGGCAGCAAAACAAATCTGCTGTAAGCGATCCCTCGCATTCTGCTCCTTGCAGTAACCGCTTATCGTCCTCGCGCCTATAGTCGCATCGACAGTATAGCTTAACCCGCTCGGCATCAGTTCCGCCACCGCATCAGCTACAGTTGTGCCAGAGTACATCTTGGCAGGCATGGTAATACGGCTCAGGAGCAAGATCGCGCTCTGAGCCTTAACCTTATAAGTATTGGCGCTTGCTCTCGTACACGAAAGCACCCAATACTTGCACCATATCCGCCCATCAATCGTCAATGTGAGCCATGTGGCCACAGGCGTTGACTGAGATATCTGCATCACGATCTCAATCTGATTAATTGGCAAGGTGGCCGTAATCGGATTCACTTCATGCTTAAGCGCAATGGAGCGAATATCGGCCTGTGTGTATGTATTTGAGCCAATGGTTAAATTTATCATACCGGCACCTTCTGAGGAGCTGCTGCCTTAAATAAGACCTTAAGGTCCACCCACACTGCTCCATTCGCACGATAACGCTTTAAATGGTCTGATACTTCCTTGATGTACGCATCAAAGGTAACGGTGGAGCTATTATACGGCACCGTTATCTCATGCGATGCAACCGGGCTTGTCAGGATCTCATAAATCTGATTAAAGGTAGCATTGTCGCCCACCTTGCACACGATCTTCATCTCGTAATCGATATAAGTTCCGATAATGTCGCGGTGATAAGAGCCGTCCATCATTTCCCCAGATAAATCCGAGTCCTTGATAGTAGCTTTTCGATCAACAGATACGACCGTCTTATCACTGTAATCCACATTATCAATGATTAAAATATTCATCCGAATGCCTCCACCATATTTACACCGACTCTCTGATCCTGCTCGCCATTCAGCTTATACACAAGCCTGCCGAAAGCCTCACCATCAACCTCAAGCATGAGATTGATTGTCGGCTGTTCCGCCACATATCTGCCATCCATTGTGGATGCCATATTCATGCCGGATGTGTCCACTGCAGGCTTAAAGCTCAAGCTCTTATCCATGGCGCTTGCCACAAGATCCTCGTTATCCTTTATACCCTGGGCAAACAGCTCCATCATATCTGGCGCATAAGTGTGGAAATCAGACAAGGGACCAAGTTCCGGTTCGCTGAACCCGATTCGGTCAGCAATACCCTGCGCAAAGTCCTCGACAGCGCCCCATGCTTCTTTCGCCATATCGCCCACGCCATCGATAAAGCCCTGGATCATATCCTTGCCCCATTCGATAGCTTTGTCCGGCAACTCTTCGAAAAATGTAGCAATGCCATCGATGACATCAGGCAATACTTCCTGAATCTTGTCAATCATATCCGATGCCCAGGTGGCAATCTTAACGATAACCTCACCGAACCACTCACCGATTCTAACAGGCAAGGTTGCAAACCACTCGATGATGCCCTCAATGATCTTGGGCAAATCGTTGGTGATCCAATCCCACACGCTTGTAGCCCACTCTCCGATCTTTATAAGCATATCCGCCAGCGCACACCCCAGGTTGTACGGCAAATCATTAAACCACATCTTGATGGCCGTAATAAAGGTATTCCAGCCATCTGCGATATTGGTCTTGGTCTGTTCCCACCATGCCTTGATATTATCCCAAAGCTCTGTAGTGCACTCACCGAGAGCAGCCTTTATACCATCGTATAAGCCCACAATAATCATGGCAACGATGCCTAATATCAGCTTCAAGTATGACGGCACGTAGTTGGTAAATAATGCAACGAAAGCGCTTACGATCAACGGCAGATTATCGGTAATCGCGCGGATAACGCCCTCGATTAACGGCTCAATGATCTGCGGCAGAGCCGTCACCATCATATCAACGAGGACCGGCATCTTCTCAAGCCCAGCAGTAAACCACGTCAGCAGGCCTGCCACAAGCTCGGGGAGTAAATCCGGGAGCGCTTCTGCGATGTGGATTATAGAATCGAAAATTGCGCTGTATAACGGCTCAATATTTTCGAGAATTGCCTGCCCTAATCCCATGAGTAAATCAGGGATAACGTCTAAAATCGGCACGATAATCTCATCCACATTGCTTACAAGCTCTGTGGCAACTTCCAAGATTGCATCTAACAGTATCGGCGCATTATCCGCGATCGCCTTAGCCAACGGTGAGATAATGCTGGGGAGCGCGCCGATCAAATTCTTAATGGTAGTGGATAAGCTCGTGATTATCTTCGGCAGGCTTGTTCCAATGGTAGTAATAAGCCCTGGCAAAGCGCTTGTAATAACCGTTACCAAGGAACCAATTAAGCCAGGCAGAGCCGTTGATAAGTTCGTTAAAAGAGTACCTGCAGCATCTAAAAGTGGCGGCAACACTGAATCAAGCACCTTCGGCAATTCATCCGCCACCACCGGCGCTAACCCCTGCACAAGCTGTCCGATACCTGTGATAGCCTGGGTAAATGTCGGCAGCATGTTCGTCAGCGATGTCTCTGCTGTGGTTACCATATTATCGATCAACTGCCCTAAATCAGCATTAGGATCAGCGATACCGAGCATGAGGTTGTCCCAAGCGGCTTTCATGGATGCTGCAGAACCAGATATCGTCTCGCCGGCTTCTTGCGCTGTAGTACCCGTGATGCCCATGTTCTCCTGGACCACATGGATCGCGTTTACGATGTCGGCATAAGAGCTTACATCGTACTTTATGCCCGATATCTTCTCCGCATCAGCCAACAGCTCCTGCATGCCCTCTTTCGTGCCTGAATAACCGAGCGCCAGGTTATCAAGCATGGTGAAGTTGCCACGAGTAAAGCCACGATAAGCATTCTGGACGGATTCCATGCTTGTACCCATCTTGTTGACGTTATCGGCCATATCCGTGATAGCCACATCAGCAAGCCTTGCAGACTCCATCGTGTCACCTGTGGCTTTATTCAATGACGCCGCCATATTAATGACGGTATCCATATAATCATTGGTTGACATTCCAGCGGTCTTATAGGCATCGGACGCATTAGCCATAACCTCGTTAACGGCTTCCTGATCCTCAAATAAAGTCTCGATACCACCCGTCAACTGCTGATATTCCGCATACGCCCCCGATGCCTGCTGTGCAACCATGCCAACAGCACCCGCTGTAGCCGTAAGCCCTGCAGCAGCCATGGCAGCAGCCTTGCCAACTCCACCCATAACAGAGCCAAATGCACTGCCAAAAGATGACGCCTTATTGCTCGCGCTGTCTAAAGCATTATCGAAATCGTTAGTATCTACAATAAATTTTGAAAAAATCTCAATAACATTCACGGATCTCTACCTCACAATCAGCCCCGCTTTTGCAATAATGTCCTCTGCAATCTCCTCCGCCGACCTTTCGTCCTGCTCCTTAGCATAAAGTATATCATAAAATTTCTGTGTTGGATATTTTGACTGTGGGATACCCTGCAAACAGTTAGTAATATAAATACGGTATGCCAACTCACGATCATAGTCTCTTAATCGTTCTTTGACATACCGTACAAATAATCGGAGTTCTCTTTTACCTCGATATTCTCCATATGCTAGCCAATAGATTCGGCTGCTGTCCCTACTGTCTGCCCCACAGATTGAAAAAAATCTGCTGCCCCAGGAATAGTCATTATATCCGTAAGCACTCCCACAAAAGCTGTGATAACGCTTATGCCTGTTATCTCGGCATTGGGATCAATGGTCTTTAAAATCTTGATGATCTCATCAGGATGCGATTTAAAAAGCGTACTTGCCACAACCATTCTCGGCTGCTTGGATGCTCTTAACTCCTTGATGTCATCAGCCGCAATCAGCTTGGCAACCGGCTCTAATAACTCGCCCCAAAGCTCAATAGCCTCTTCGCCTTCGTAATCCGACAATTTTTTCATATTCTATCTCCTTTTTATTTATAGGACGGTGAGTCTCCCCACCGCCCCCAAATTTATTCTGTAACCGTTACCACACAAGTATCTGTGTAATCATGCTCGTCAACTGTAATCTTAGCCGTGATCGTTGCTGTTCCCTCAGCCTTTGCAGTAACTACGCCAGCAGCAACCTCGGCAACAGCATCATCGGATGATGTCCATGTCACGGTCTCGCCAGCAGGCACTGTAGTAGCTGTCAGAGTCTCGCTACCTGTGTCTGAGAGCGAAAGAGTTATGGTATCCTTATTAAGCGTTACACTCGGAGTCTCGCCGGCCTTGATGTAAAGCTCATAAGGAACGGTGTCCTGAGCGTCCATGGAGTAGTGACCGGTGAACTCAAATGCGAACTGTCCCTTTGCCTTATCCGCTGTCTTAATCTGGAATCCACCAGTGTTCAGCGCATTCATAAGGTGGATCGCAATAAAGCCTGCTGATGCACCGTCATTGTTGCTTGAGTAATCGCCCACAATCCAGATATCCTGGAAATCCTTTGCAACATCAAGATCGTTACGAGGAACGATGTGTGTCTCATCATCTGCTGCCATATCGGCAGCAGCAGCAAGCGTATGAGCTGTAGCAGCATTCATGGTAACCAGTGTTCCGCTAACCTTAACCTCGTGCTGCTCAAGCATCTTAAGTTCCATCATGTTCTTAGGACAATTATCGATGTCTTCTCCGAGATCCGTAAAGCTCATCGAGTCCGTAAAGCTAAGACCGCCTGTGGTAGCGCCAAGTAAATCGGTAACTTCACCAGTTGACGGATCAAAACCCTTAACGATAATTCCGGCATTCATCTGCAGCGTTTCGAATGTATCAACAGGAATCTGTGTATATTTCATTTACTTACCCTCCTAATCTAAAAATTCTATTTCGTAACTTAAAACAATCCTACGCATCATATCATCACTTGGCTCATCCATTCTCTGCGCCCAAGGTGATGCTCGCTGGATCCACATCGCGCCACCGTCATACTTTAACATACGGCCGCCTCGTGTGATAAAATCGGAAATCTCCTGCTCTTTCGCCGTTATTTCCGCCCAACTACTTGAACAATACCACAAACTCGCTGATTTGACAACAGTATTGCCAAAGTAATCGTCTGCAGCCTCGTAAGTGATGTACGGCAAGGAAACGCCATCGGGAACACTTGTTTCATCATATGCCTTAAGCCCGAATCCATTCCAAAATGCATGCAGAGTCTGTAATTTATCCATAAGCTACCTCTTTGTCCACTTAAGGCTTACCCAACCTTTTGAATCAATCCTACCCCACCCATTGCGCTCTTCCAGGACGGTCAGAATATCGTTCTTTTTTACGGTACGGATAATGCCGTAGTTTGTCCCCGGCCCCTTTCGCACATTCAGCGCCGATGCCGTAACCGAAACCTTATACGATGTCGGAACAGGTACGCCGGATGTCGGAATGGTGTCGGAATATCTCGGAGTGATATATCCTCGGATATTCTTGGCATTCACAGCAATGGTTCTCGTGCCAACTTTCTCGGCTTTATTGCCCTCAACAATGGTGATCTTGCCGTTAGCAACACTCGTGACAATCCCCACATGGTCAGGATTCCCCTTGTTGTCGCCCTTTCCGCTATCCTGCCAATCATACATGATGATGTCGCCTATCTGGGGAACAAAAGCATCATTCTCTACCCATATGCCCATGGCCTGCGCTTTCTTAACCATACGAGCGCATGAACACTCAAGAGGGAATATGTCCTGAATGCCCTGCATGATCGCAAGAGCTGACACAAATGTCGCACACCATGCATCGGTGTATTTTACGTTATAACCGGGAGTCGCCTTATTATAAATATTAATAATGGGCTTAAACGATCCGTCTTTTTCATTCAAACCCACTAATGATAAAGCGAGATCAGCAATTGCTTTTCTCATCCTTTGCTCTCCTTGTTCTTTAAGTATATGCCTGTAGAAATTTCAAGTACCGTTCCAAGAAGCGTTGCAAGCGCTGCGATTGTCATATTTATCTGATCGCCATAAGGAAGGTTCCATATCTGTGCAATAGCAAGATAGAAAACACCTAACGCGGGTAAAAACCGCTGAATCTTGGAAAGAATGTCATAAAGATTATTACTCATCTCTTCTCCCT